GTACGACCCAGCCACGTCCGAGAAAACACACAACGACCCAACCGCGTGCATCGCGCTCGGTGTGTTCGAGCAAGATGACTTCGCAACAAGTTGCATTTTGCTCGACGCATGGGACAACCACCTGTCGTACCCCGAGTTAAGGCGCAAGGTGATCGAGGACTACAAGGAAGTTGTGTACGGCGCGGACAACACGTTTGCCAAGGGCAAGAAAACCGACCTGATCCTTATGGAAGATAAGTCCGCGGGTATCTCCCTCATCCAAGAACTACAGGCCGCGCACCTGCCGGTAAGGTCCTACAACCCCGGAAGAGCGGATAAGGTGCAAAGGATGAACATTGTGGCGCCGCTGATCGCAAAAGGCCGGGTGTATGTACCAGAAGACCCTGAAAACCCGGGCGAGGTGGCCCCGTGGGCCAAGCGTTTCATCAGGCAGGTGTGTTCTTTTCCTGAAGCAAAGGGCCACGACGACTACGTTGACGCACTTTCACAGGCACTCAGGGTCCTGCGCGACTCAGGATGGCTCCAGTTGGACCCACTGCCGGCGCGAGACTACGTGCATGCAGACGATATTGCGCGAAACAGGGTGAATAACCCCTACGCCGCGTGATTTTCGGGCGTAAACACCCTTATTTATGGGTGATTGGTTATAGGAGGCCCCCTGAATGCACAGTTCATCGCACGCAAAAGAGATCAGGCAGTGTGGTTGTCAGATGTGTCGCTATATCCGAGGACGAAGCGAGTCATTTTCTGTCTGGGGCAAGGTTAGAGCAGGGTATCGGAGCATGTTGAAAGACATTGTCAGAGGCGGCGACCTTGAAAACTACAACAAAATTTTGAAAAACCGAGATTACGATGCTTAATCCAATTAAAACACCGACACAGATGATGTATGAACAAGCAGGCATCCCTCATTACGGTACCGGCGGTAAAACTGGCGTGGTTGAGCAGTTTGCAAACCGAATTCAAGACGCAATTCGTAAATACACAAAAGCTGTAGGCAAACCCCCGTCTGCAGAAGAAGTAAAACAGCTAGAGGACCACATTCGGTCCCTTTCAAAGCCAACAGGCAACGCGCCGCAGACAATGGCGCGCACACAACAGCAAACACCGTTCTCAAACCAGCTTGTTGACGCAACAGGCCGTCCTTATCAGACAGCAACAAGCCCCACAGGCCAAGCAATCACACCAGAGCGCGCCAAGGGTGTGGCAACACGCGAGTCAGTGGGTCCTTACCAAGATTTACCAAGCCAGTTTGGCATGTCACCCGCAAACATCAAGGCGCGTGCGTACCCTAAGGGTCAGTTTCAAAACGCGTTCCCTGAAGACGAGTTTATGTCCATGGCCAACACAGGCCGCACAGGCAACCGCACATGGAACAAGTCATTCACACCCTCAACAGAAGAGTTGGCAACGCGCCAGCAGTTGGGTGAAGAGGCACTGACAGGCGTTGGTGACGACGCGATGGGTGGTCTTGATGCAATTCGCATGACCGAGGGCGACATTCCTCAAATGACCAGCGCCAGCGAGCCTTTTGCCACACGCGCGGCTCAAATGGAAGCACCGGGCATGGACAAGCTGTCAGACGAGATGTTGTTGGGCAAACACGGCGCTTTGGTGGACAAAGTGGTTGCTGACTTCAAGGCCCGCGGCATTGAGCCCGACCAAGAAGACATTGTCAACGCGATCAACGCGATGATTAACCCCATGCGCCACAACTACACAGGCATGAACCCGATTGCTCAACGCCCTATGCAGGGTCGTGGTCCAGCAACTGCAGAAATGAACGCGTGGCGCGACGAGGCCCGCATGTCTGGCCTGCCAGAGACGGTGGTGACTAAGCACCCATCGGATTGGAAGCCACAACAACAACGCGATTACTTGCTCGACACTGAGCCAGCACAGCGTGCACCGTTTGCGCAAGACTGGCAGATGCAAGAGTTGGAAGACAGACGCCGCCGTGCGGTGCAGGGTAAAGCCGCAGGCGGCATGATGTACTCTCCCCGCGACATGCAGGCCGAGATGATGGTCCGCGGTTACGCAGGTGGTGGTTACACACAAGATTCCCCTACACAGGAGGATGTAGTCAACATGATCCGCAGAGGCGGCACAAGAATGGACAACTCTGCTGACGAAATGATGATGCGCGCTTACGAGAACCGTCAGCCTTCAATGAGTGAGTACAAAGCGTCTCCTAGAGAACGTATCTCTTCATTGGGTCAAGACTTTTTAGAACGGTCAGGTATGCCCCGTTACAAGGCACGCAAAACAGCCAACACAGTAGTTGGTGGACCTGCCAGTAACTTGCCCGGCGGTTTTGGTTTGGCAGACATTGCCATGTTGAACCCCGCTGGCGCAATGGCCGTGTCGCCTATGTATGCCGCAGAAACAGGACACTACATTGGAAAAGGCGAGCCAGTTGGCGCTGGTATGAGCGCTTTGGGCATGTTGCCCATGGCCGGACCAATTCGTAAAGCATACAAAGGCTTTAACCAATAATGCAACCTATCATTCCACTCCAAAAGGGCGGTAACCTGTCCGCGTTGTCGTACGCTGAAGACGAGACGACAAAAGAAGTAGACACGGACAAAGAGATCCAAGATCTGGCCGAGGCGCTTGACATCGACATTGACGATGTAGAGTCAGAGGTTATTGAGTTGGAAGACGGCTCTGTTGTGGTGAACATGACGGAGGTTGAAAAGCCGTCACAGAATCCAGAGTTCTACGCCAACTTGGCCGAAGAGATGGAAGAGGGTATCTTGGACGGTTTAGCGTCCGAGTACCTTGACCTGATTGAAGTGGACCGTGAGTCGCGCAAACAGCGTGACAAGCAGTACGAAGAGGGCATTCGCCGCACAGGTTTGGGCAACGACGCCCCCGGTGGCGCAACGTTTGACGGCGCATCTAAGGTGGTTCACCCCATCATGGCAGAGGCCTGCGTTGACTTTGCGGCAAACGCCTGCAAAGAGTTGTTGCCTGCAGACGGATTGGTGCGCACGTTCATTAAGGGCAAGGCTGACCAAACACGCATAGACACAGCACAGCGTAAAGCCAACTTCCTGAACTGGCAGTTGACCGAGCAGGTTGAAGAGTACCGCGACGAGATGGAGCAGTTGTTCACGCAACTCCCCCTTGGTGGCTCACAATATCTCAAATGGAGATTTGACAAGGACCTCAACCGTCCAGTGCCTGAGTGGGTGCCGATTGACAACATTCTGTTGCCTTTTGCTTCGACCAATTTTTACTCAGCCGCGCGCATTACAGAACAGCAAGACATTACCGAAGACATGTTCAAGCAACGTGTCGAGATGGGCGAATATCGCGACATTGAGATATATACCTCTGACCTGTTGCCTGAGAACCAGACACAGTCTAAAAAGGCCAACGACAAAATTGAAGGTCTAACAGAGCCAACGAAGAACGTAGACGGTTTGCGCCGCGTGTACGAAATTACCGCGTTCTTGCGTTTGGAAGACGACCCGCTGACAAAAGGTGCACGTGCGCCGTATGTTATGACGGTGGACGAGATTTCAAGCAAGGTGGTTGCACTGTACCGTAACTGGCAGTCAGGCGACACACGCATGCGCAAGCTCGACTGGATGGTCGAGTACAAGTTTATTCCATGGCGCGGCGCTTATGCGATTGGTATGCCACACCTGATCGGTGGCCTCTCAGCGGCACTGACTGGTTCATTGCGCGCGTTGATGGACTCAGCGCACGTGAACAACAGCCAGACCATGTTGAAGCTCAAAGGCGGACGCATTGGTGGACAGACAGACCGCATTGAGCCAACTCAGGTCGTAGAAATCGAGGGTTCACCCGGCGTGGACGACGTGCGTAAGTTGGCCATGCCACTACCGTTCAACCCACCGTCTTCTGTGCTGTACAACCTGTTAGGTTGGTTGACAGACGCGGCTAAAGGTGTTGTGAAGACCAGCGAAGGCCGTATTGCCGACGCGGGTAGCAACACACCAGTTGGCACAACACAGGCATTGATCGAGCAGGGTTCTAAAGTATTCTCAAGCATTCACGCACGACTGCACCGCAGTCAGGCTAAGAGCTTGCAGGTTTTGTCACGTATCAACCACTGGTACTTGGAAGACATGGACAACCAGTCCGGTGCCGAGATCGCGGTTGAGGACTTTGAAGACAACTCAGACGTCAGCCCAATCTCTGACCCTAACATCTTCAGCGAAACACAGCGCTTGACTCAGGCTCAACTGGTAATGCAGTTGGCAGACAAGGCGCCTCAGTTGTACAACGTGCGTGAAGCGCACATGCGCGTGATGAAGTTGATGAAGGTGCCTGACATTGAGAAGGTCATGCCTAACCCACAGGGCTCGGTTGAGAGCAACCCTGCGCTGGAGAACGTGCAGATGACAATGGGCCACGCGGCCGCCGCGTTCCCAGACCAGAGCCACATCGATCACTTGAAGGTGCACTTGGCGTACATGATGGACCCCGCGTACGGCGGCAACCCACTCATTGGCCCTTCTGTGACGCCTTTGATGTTGGAGCACATCAAGCAACACTTGACACTGCACTACCTGCAGTCGATGCGCAACTACGTGTCTCACGCCGCGGGTGGCAAAGACGCGTTCAAGTTGAATGAAGAGCGCAAGCTGGACCTAGCCGCCCAAGAGGCGCTGGCAATGGCCGCGCAGTTGGTCAACCAAGACGCGCAGAAGACGTTCGAGGGTATCAACCCGATTGTTCAGCAGTTGGTGCAACAGATGCAACAGGCCAAACAGTCCCAGATGCAGATGGCCGCCATGGCGGACCCAACGTCTCAGGCTTTGGTGCAAACACAAATGGCCGAAACAAAGCGCAAAACGGAAGAGGCGCAGGCCAGATTTCAGTTGGAGCGCGAAAAGATGCAGGCCGAGATGGCAGACAAGGTGCGCGACATGCAGGCCAAGGTTGCAGAGATTCAGGCCAAGTTGGGACTACAGCAACAATTGGCGGACCAAGACAACTCGGCCAAGGTGGCAATTGCCGACATCAACAACGCTTCACGAGAGCGCGTGGCAATGATCAACTCAGACCAAGCGTTGAGCGCACAACAAATCAAACAACAGCATTCACAAGAGATGACTGCGTTGGAAGCAGAAAGCCAAGCGTACGCGGACATGCGTAAGCACGGGTTAGACCAAGCGCAAGCAGAAGAGCAACGTGCACACGATGCGGCGATGCAGGCGCAACAACAGTTGGCCCAAGCGGTTCAACAAGCACAACAACCAACAGGAGCACAGTAATGGCAACAGCAAACGACAACATGGGTTTTCGCAAAAGCTACATGATCACAGGTAAACCCGGTTACGCAGGTGGCCCCGGTTCACCCGTAGAAAAAGGACCCTCTGGTTCAAAGATGGCCCCTAAGGCCCCCTTGTACCAAGTACCGCCCGTAAATAGTCGCGGTTTGAAGAAATAAGTTAGGGCGTAAGTGCACACTTTTGTGTGTACTTAGTTATAAGGAGGGTTTTTGATGAAAGACCCGTTAT